TTGAGGTGGTGGAAAGATGATAAGTAATGAAGATCTTATAAATATGTGTCGTAAGTTAGCACACAAATATAACAGACCTAATGACTTTGATGACTTAGTATCTGAGGGATCTATAGTCTGCCTAGAGTTAAGGGCTGAAGATCCAGAGGTACACCCAGCGAAATTATATCGTGAGGCTAATAGAGCCATGCATGACTACATTAACTTAGGCTTACAACCTGTTAGTATACCTAAACATAACGTAGCTAGGCGTCTGTCACATGATATTAACGACGAAGATATAGGTAACATGTCAGAGGGTGGGGCTAACTGGTTAAGGAATATTCTGTCGTCTGAGGCTGTATCCTACGAAGAGTTTTCGTCATCTATACCTGACCACGCAGAGGAATATGAGAAAGCAGACTACGAGAATTACGTTCTTACTATGGCTGAACAACATTTATCTACAGAAGAATGGGAAATTTTAAGGTTAAGATTCTGGGAAGATATGTCTCAATCTGAGGTAGCTGAAATGTTAGGGTTAAACCAATCGACAGTTAGTAGAAGGGAAGAACAGGCATTGAAACATATTTGTAACAATTTGTGATGCATAATATCTGTAAAAATATCCCTATTAGTAATTGTCCCTTTACTGAAAGTGTAACTTAAGTTAAGACATAAGTATCAACAATAGGAGTTAATATGTACTATAAGATTTCAAAACCTTGTGCTTCCGTAACTTACGGTGAGAAACAAGTTAAAGCTCTAGCAAAGAGGATGAAAGAAGTAGGTTACGACACCGATAGGCCAATCGTATTATGGAACGGTACTATTTTAGATGGTCGTCATCGTTATCTTGCTTCTCAGGAAGCTGAAGTTGAACCTAACTTTATTGAGTTTAAGGGTACAGAAGAAGAAGCGTGGGATTATGTTATCATTCACAATGATGTAGATGGTAATAGACCTATCGATAGGGAGTTCTTCTATGTGCAACGTGCAAATGCTTTGGGCGTTCGTAAACGTGAGGACAGTCTAAAGCAAAATACTTCCGATACGCAAAATTGCGTAACGGTACCATCACAAGCGGATCATGCAGAATCTATCGGTGTCAACTTAAAGACAATAGGCAACTGGGAAGGAAACCGTAAAGGTATCTTTGAAGATAAAGATAACGCAGATTTAGCTGAGATGTCATCTACACCAGAAGGTTACAAAGAAGCTAAGAAAGAGCTTAAGAGGCGCAGAGATCCTGTAGTACCAAACTATCGTATCGATGAGGCGATGGGGGCTATCAAGGGAATATCTGAGCTATATAGTAAACGATACCAAGGAACAAAAGAGGAGGCAGCAAGTGTATTAATATCTGAGTTGATAAGGGGCTGTGAGACTGATGATATAGGTCTTAGTATAGCTAGAGACTACGTTAAATGGTTTTTGTCTCTAAAAGAAGTTTTAGATATGGCAGAGCCTGAGTTAATACAATTCCTACAAGAGCAACCAACACTTAAATTAGTAAACTAGGAGAACCCGACTATGAGTAAGAGAGATTATGCAAAGAAGTTATATGAAACAGCACAGCAAATGTGTTTACAACTACACCTAACCCCAGACTTAGGTAGTGCCAATCGAATACTTAATGCTGGTAAGGTTTCTATCAGGAGCAATACAAACTATATGGCCCGTAAAGACTGTGTAGATATTGCGTTGAAACCTTATACAAATGAGTTTGGAGAGCAAGAACCGTTTGGAGATATTTGCGAACGTGACTTAGAGTATGCTGAGAAGTTCGTTGAAAAAAACATGAGTCGTGGACAAGGGCTTGTAAATAACATGACAGAGGCAAGTATGTATGTCATTCGTTGTCAACGAGAAGAAATAAAACGACTTAAGTCTTAACAAAAGGAGAGAGCCGCATGACTGAGACAGCGCACCAGCCTTGTCCATATGTGTCGTGTGGCTCTTCCGATGCCTTTAGCTACAATAGCAATGGGTATGGAAGATGCCATGCATGTGAAAGAGGTTACCCATCTAAGAGCCAGATGTTTGATTGGGCTAAAGACAAATACCCAGTAGTGGAAAGAGACAGTAGTATGAGTACAGTTATAGATTATACGCCCAAACGTATAGAAGACCCCGCCAGTGGAAATTATGTGGGTATGCGAGGCATTACAGCTAAGACTATGGAAGACTTTGGTGTACAGACTTATTCTGATCGTCAGGAGTATGTGTACCCCAGCGGGGGAATTAAAGTACGCAAGCTAGACGAGAAAGTATTCTACACTAAGGATGGCTTCAAGGGTGATGAGCTATTCGGTATGAACCTGTTTACCGCTGGTAGCTCTAAGATGGTAACAGTCACTGAGGGTGAATTAGACGCTCTCTCAGTAGCTCAAATGCTTAAGAGCCAGTACACCAACCCTGTAGTATCTTTACCCTCTGCTACGCCCTCTAAGAAGCTCTGGGAGAAGTGTACAGAGTGGCTCAATAGTTTTGAGAAGATTATCCTATCTGTAGATAACGACGAAGCTGGGAATGCTGTAGCTGATCGTATGGCTAAATTGTTTCCTAACAAAGTCTACCGTGTACCTCATGACAAGTTCAAGGATGCTAATGAGTTCCTGACCAATAATGCAGCAGCAGAATTTAAGAGTGCGTGGTGGAATGCTAAGAAGTATACACCTGAGAATGTTCTTAATAGTACTGAGGATTTCATAAGCCTATACACAGATACGCCAGAGCATCAGTATGTACCAACTGGAATCCAAGCATTAGATGATAAGATCTTAGGTCTGATGCAAGGTCACTTCACAGTTATTAAAGCGCCTACAGGTATAGGTAAGACTGAGATTATGCGTTACCTAGAATACAATATGTTACAACATAACATCCCATTTGCTGCATGGCACTTGGAAGAGACTAAGCTACGATCTTTACTTGGTCTTGTTTCGTACCAGCTAAAGGATAACCTGACTCGCAGGGATCTTATAGAGGAGAAGCAAGCAGAGGATGATGTTATACGTGCCATTAAAGAGCTAACTAAGGATGAGCTATTCTACCAGTTCTACCTAAGTGATGGTCAAGGTGCTGATGAGCTATGTGACCAGATTAGATACTTTAGTCAAGCCTGTGGCTGTAAGTTTGTTTTCTTTGAGCCTATCCAAGATGTAGTATCTGGTCAGTCAGAAGAGAGTAAAGAGCAGATGTTAGCTGACTTATCGGTCAGGTTATCTAAATTATCAGCGGAGCTAAACGTAGGTATCGTAACTATTGCTCACACTAACGACAATGGTGACCCTAAGTACTGTAAGATGATTGGACAACGGGCATCAGTAATCCTAGACCTCTCCCGTGACAAAGAGGCAGAAGACTTACAGGAACGTAATACAACGCACATAACAGTGCAGAAGAACCGCCCATGCTCAGAAGAAGGTAGGGCTGGTATGATGCGGTTTAACTCAGAAACATTTACACTACGAGAGGTAATTTGATGAAAAAATATAATAGTGATGGACATATAGGAAGCGGATGTATAGTCCTAAAACAAGGAATACTTTCAAAATCACTAGGTAAAAACGTAGTGTTTTATGGGGAAGATTGCGAATACGGTTTCTTAGACTTAACTAGTAACCTGTTAAGACTAGTTTCACATGAGAAAGATTTGTGGTTTTCCTTTGATCAAGTAGAGTTTTTAGAGGTCTTTGAATAATGCCAGTATTTGATATAGAAACAGATGGACTAGATAGCACTAAGATCCATGTAATATCTTGGATGGATGACCAAGGAAATGTGCAACACACACATGATTATGTAGCTATGCGTATCTTCCTTGAGGAAGCACCAATTCTGATAGGACATAACATTGTAAGGTTCGACATCCCCGCAGTGGAAAAGGTGCTAGGCGTTAAGATTACAGCAAAGTTAGTGGATACGTTAGCTCTGTCTTGGTATCTAAACCATAGCCGTGTCAAACATGGGCTTGAGGGTTACGGAGAGGACTATGGAGTGCCTAAGCCTAAGATTGCTGACTGGTCTAGCCTAACACCAGAGGAGTATGCTCACAGGTGCAATGAAGACGTTAAGATCAATGCTAGACTATGGCGTGACTTAGACATCAAACTTAAGAAGCTATACCCTGATGAAGATGAGAAGTGGCGTTTCATTGACTACCTTACTTTCAAGATGCAGTGTGCAGCGGAGCAAGAAACCCTACAGTGGAAATTAGATGTAACTAAAGCTAAGGGGCATCTAGCGGAATGGGAAGCTATGAAGGCTGAGAAGATTGAGCAATTAGCCGATGCTATGCCTAAGCGTGTCCTTACTAAGGTACAACAAAGACCAAAGGTAATGTACAAGAAGGACGGTGAGCTATCGTCACATGGCGAAAGGTTCGAGGAACTACGCAAAGAATATAAACAGCCAGAAGGTGTACAATCTTTTGTCGTTAATATTGGTGAAGAACGTGCTAATCCTAATTCCTCAGAGCAGGTTAAGGACTGGCTATACTCTATGCTCTGGAAGCCAACCACATTTAAGTTTGTAAGGGACAGTGAAGGTAATGAAAAACAGATCCCCCAGATACGAAAAGATGGAGAGCTATGCTATTCAGTCAAACGATTGGCCTCTGAGTACCCTGCTGTGGTTATCCTTGATGGGCTTTCTGTTCTCAGCCATCGTATATCTGTTCTTAAAGGCATGGTTGATGCAGAGCGTCATGGATACGTGCAAGCAACAATCGCAGGATTTACCAACACAATGCGCTTCCGTCATGCAAAACCTCTAGTTAATCTACCCTCAGTGGAAAAGCCATATGGTGCTGAGATACGTGGATGTTTGACTGCACCTGATGGTTATACCTTATGTGGGGCTGACATGACTAGCTTAGAGGACACAACAAAGCGTCACTACATGAAACCACTAGACCCTGATTATGTAGCTGAGATGAGTAAAGAGGGCTTTGATCCACACTTAGACTTAGCTAAACATGCTGGTGTTATCACACAAGAGGACATCGACAAACACAACTCAGGGGAACGTAGCTTGAAGTCACTACGCAAGAATTACAAGGTAGTCAACTACAGTGCTACATATGGCGTAGGAGCGCCTAAGCTGGCCCGTGAGACGGGTATGAGTGTCAAAGAGGCTAAGACCCTTCTGGAAGCCTTCTGGTCACGTAACTGGTCAGTAACTAAGGTAGCTGACAGCCTACGCACTAGAGAGTTATTTGGCAGCATGTGGGTACAGAATCCAGTATCTAAGTTCTGGTACAGCTTACGAAGTGAGAAAGACCGCTTCAGTACCTTAAACCAAAGTACGGGTGTCTACTGCTTTGACAACTGGGTTAAGGGATGTCGTGAGAAGGGTATCAAGACTGTTGGTCAGTTCCACGACGAGATTATAGCCTTGGTAAAGGAAGGTGACGAAATGGAGACAAAAATAAATATGGAGTACTCTATACAAGATTTAAACAAACAACTGAATCTAAACATAGACTTAGGGATCGAAGCTCAATTCGGAAGTACATATGCTGATATACATTAGTAAAAAATATTTATACTTTCGTGTCTAAGATCGTAAAAAATATCCCTATTAATAATTACCAGCCTTAATGAAAGGAACTCGATATGGGTAAGAAAGTTTATGTAGATTGTGAGTTAGAGTGGACAAAGTTACGTCCAGAAGACCGTGACATGGGTCCAAATGATGGATC